GCCGAGAGCTGCTCTCGAAGGGCTTCAAGGTCTCGGAGGTCGAGCGCCTGACGAAGACCTTCGCCGACCTCAAGATCATCAACCCGAACATCGACACGGGGCAGATCTTCGGCATCTTGGCGAAGATCCGCGCGACGGGTCGGCTCCAGGGCGACGAGCTGATCCGGCTGTCGGATGCCGGTGTGGACACGTCGCGCGTCTACGCCGAGCTCTCGAAGATGCTCGGCAAGCCCGTGGACCAGCTCCAGAAGCTCCAGGCGGCGGGCAAGATCACGGCGGCGGACGCCATCGAAGCGGCGACGCGAGCGGCCAGTGCCGCGGCTGGCGGCGGCGAAGCAGGTGCGCTCGCGGGAGCTCGCGCGTCCGGTACCATCTCGGGCCTCCTCGACCAGATCAAGGGCCGCGCGGTGGGGCTCGTGCTCGACCTCGAGGTCCCTGGCGCGGAGGGCGTGCGCGGCCTGCTGCAGAGCATCTCGAGCGCGCTCGACGGGTCGACGGAGACCGGGCAGCGCCTGCGGCAGGTGCTCGGGACGGTGCTCGGTGCCGTCGGCGGTCTCGTCTCGCGTCTGCTCGATGCGGGCGGCGGCGCGATGCTCGGTGGTCTCGCGCGCGGCCTCGAGCTCGTCGCCGGCCTCGTGACCAAGCTCCTGCCCGTGGTCGAAGCCTTCGTCACCGGATGGATCTCTGGCCTGTCGACGGGGACCGGCGCGGTCGAGTCGATCTTCGAGGCGCTCACCGCACTTGCTGGAGTGCTCGCGGAGAACGCCGCGGCGATCAACATGGTCGCCAGGGTCGTCTCGTCCGTCATGGTGATCGGCCTGCGGCTCGCGGGTGCGGCGGCGCAAGCCTTCACCGCTTCGATCGGCGTGGTCTCCACCGTGTTCGGCGCTGTTGGTAGCGCGATCGTGTACGTAGGCGGGCTCGTGCTGGGCCTCGTCGAGACCTTCGTCTCCGCGGGCTCGGCCATCGTCGGCGCGGTCGTCTCCGGCTTCTACGGGGCGATCGGCTTCCTGGTCGAGCTCCCCGGAAAGGCGATGGAGCTCGGCACCGCCATCGTCGACGGCATCGTGAGCGGCATCTCCGCCGGCGCGAGCAAGATCGCTGACGCCGTGAAGGGCGCGGCGGGCGGCGCGATCGACACCGCGAAGGCGGTGCTCGGGATCCAGTCGCCGTCGAAAGAGTTTCGCTGGATCGGTGAGATGAGCGCGCAGGGCTGGGCGCTCGGACTCGGCGCGGCGAACGACCCCGCGCGCGCCGCGGGCGCACTCGCGGGCGGTACGCTCGCAGGTGCGATCGGCGGCGCAGCCACGGCGCCCGCTGGCGGCGTCCAGGTTGGCACATTCACGCGAGCAAGCCCGACGAGATCGAGGCTAGCGCGCGGCGCGCGGCGACGGTGCTCCTGGAGGAGCTCGCAGCGAGCATCGGCGGGAGGGCAGCCTGATGGCCATCCTTCCGCTCGGGCAGTCCAACTTTGTGAGCGGCAAGGCGAGCAAGGGCGTGGTCTCTTCGGGCTCGCCGAAGATCCTCGCGGGCCCTCCCGCGAGCCTCGATGCGGGTCTGCCGCAGCCGACCTCGAGTTCGGGCACCGCGCCGAACAGCACGCCGATCAACCCAGCGGACCTCGACACGCTGAGGCTCGCAGGCAAGCTCCTGCCAGGCGTGTGGACCGTCGAGGCAAGCGACGTCGGCCCGAAGCTCCAGCAGCGCGGAGCTGACGCGAAAGGGCGCACGGGCGCGAAGGTCGACGCCGACGGGATCAAGCTCCTGAAGCTCGCGATCACCGGGCGCTTCTGGGAGCTCGATCAGGTTGATCAGGTCAAGGCGCTCCTCGTGCCGCTCGTGCGACCGAGCAACCCGAAGTCGATCGCGCCGGTCGCGATCGACTGCTGGATAACGCGCATCTACGCGGTGAGCAGCGTCGTGATCGAGGACGCCCCAGGGCCGAAGCACGACGGAAAAGGCGTGTACTCGTGGCAGATCAAGGCCACCGAGTTCCGCCCGCCTGTGTCCACTGGCGCAAGCGGCAGCGTCGGCCTCGGCAGCAAGACTCTCTCTCGCACGCAGCAGCAGGCGCTCCAACAGATCCTGGAGATGAACCAGGCGCTGACGCTCCGGGCGCTCCAGTATGGCGGGGGAGGTTTCGGCGGCGCTGGTCAGTACCCGCCAAGCGGGTCGCAGTTCATCGACCGGCTCTGGGCTCCGCCGAGCGGGCAGGTGGCGCCACCATGAGCAGCGCGCAGCTCCAGACCACCGCCGGCGCCGTCGACGTCCTCGCACTGGAGGTCTCGATGCCTCGCCGCGGCGCATGGGTGGCCCGTGGACTCACCGACGCCGACGTGCTCGCGACGGGCGCGGCGAGCCTCGTTTACGGCTCCGTGACGCTCGTGGGCACGCTGCGCGCGCGCCCCATGGCTCAGCAGCAGGGGGCCCAGCGCTTTGAGCTCGTCGGCGGTGCTGGCGGGCTCCAGACCACGCTCGCGCCGCGCTACTACCGCAGCGTCCCGGCATCGACGATCATCGGCGACGCGCTCTCCGATGCGGGCGAGTCGCTATCGTCGACCTCTGACGCGGCGCTGATGTCGGGCACCATCTCGAGGTACGCGCGGCCCGAGGGCACCGCCGGTGCTGTGCTCGACGACCTCGCGCGGCGCATCGGTGCCACGTGGCGCGTGCTCGACGATGGGACCGTGTGGGTAGGTGCCGACGCGTGGCAAAGCCTCACCGTGGACCCAGCAGACATTGCGAGCGAGGACCCCGAGGCGGGCGTGGTCGTGCTCACTCCCGACGGGATCGACGTGCGACCAGGGCGCCTCGTGCTTGGCCAGCGCATCGCTCACGTGGTGCACAGGCTGAGCGCTACGGGGTCCCTGACGTCGGAGCTGTGGCTCGAGCGGGCCGAGGTCGAGAGCGACTCAGCGGACCGCGCCAAGGCCGCGCTCGCGGCGCTGGTGAGGCACTACGCGCCGAGCTCCGCGCTGCGACTCTACCGTGCGCGGGTCGTGACGCAGAACGCGGACCTGACGCTCGACCTGCGCCTCGACGACGCGCGCATGCCGACGCTCGCGCGCGTGCCGCTTCGCCTCGGCCCGGGGCTCGTCGCCCGCGTGCCTGCGGGCGCCCGCTGCCTCGTGGCATTCGAGGATGGTGACCTCGCGCAGCCCGTGGCGCTGCTCGGGGAGAGCGCCACGAGCGACCTCACGCAGATCGAGGTACGGGGCGGCACGGCCAAGGTGGGCCGCGTCGGCGACTCGGTGGACGTGGGCACGATCACCGCGACATGCCCCGCGGGCGCGGTCACGTTCACGTGGCAGCCGCCGGGCACGCCTCCGCCTGCTCCGGTGGTGTCCACCACGATCCCGCTTAGCGGGCTCATCTCCACGGGCGCGGAGGCGCTGCGAGCATGACCGAGCGCGGACAGCTGGAGCGCGAGGAGCAGGAGGCGGCGGACTACGGTTCCGACGTGTCCACGTTCCTCCGATCGGATGGGATCGCGGACCTCGATCCGAGCTTCGCCGTTATCCGCGGGCCGCAGGTCGTGGCGGAGAGCGTGGCGCGCTCGCTCATGACTCGCCGCGGTCTCATGACCGAGGCTCCAGACCGTGGGATCGACCTGCAGCAGCTACAGAGCGCGCGGCTGTCGCCGCAGGCGCTGCGCCAACTGCACGCAGTGATCGAGCGCGAGGTCCGCGCAGACGATCGCGTGCTCGACGCGTCGGTAGAGGTCACTGCGCCAGAGCCGCAAACCCTGCTCGTGCGCGTGGCATGTGCAACTGGTTTCGGGCCATTCGAGCTCGTAATCCAGTCATCGCGCGCCGGGGATCTCGTGGAGGTGCTGCTGTGACCTCGCTATCCGATCTGCTCAGCACACCGACCTCCGATGAGGTCAAGTCGACGCTGCTCGGGATGCTCGAGACCGTGGGGTTTCCCACGAGCTCGTGGAAGCCGACGAGCGTGCCTATCCGCCTACTCGACGCCACGAGCGAGGTGATCGCAGACCTAGGCCTCAAGGTCGCGATCCTCGCGCGCGCGGGGTTTTCCGAACTTGCCGAGGCGGAGTGGCTCAGCCTGCGGAGCGAGGACAGCTACCAGAACACGCGGCAGCCCGCGGTCGCGACTGTGGGCACGATCACGCTCACAGACGGCGGTGGCGGTCCCTACGTGATCGCTGCGGGCTCGCTCATCGCAGTTGCGGAGACAGGGCAGCGCTACCGCAACATCACGGGCGGCACGCTCGCGCTCAACGACACGCTGGACCTAGAGTTTCGCGCGGAGGCAGTGGGCGAGTCGTACAACGTGGCGGGCTCGACGGTGACCGAGCTTGCGACGCCGCTGGCGGGCGTGACCATCTCCGCGGCGTCGGACTGGATTACGACCGCGGGGAGCGACGGCGAGACCGACGCGCGCCTGCGTGAGCGCAACCGCACGAAGTGGGCGACGCTCGCGACGGGCTCGCCGGCGAGCGCCTACGTGGCGTGGATTCTCGACGCTGCGCCGAACATCTCCAAGGTCAGCGTGCGCGACGACAACCCGTTGGGCCAGCAGTCCGTGCAGGTCGTATGCGCTACGGGGACAGGTCCCGCGAGCGCAGCAGACGTAGCGCTTGCGCAGGCTGCGATCGACGCGAAGCGCCCCGTGGGGACGCTGCTCGAGGCTATCAGCGCGACGTCGGCCACGGTCACGGTCACGGGCACGGTCTACGTGCGCGCGGCCTCGCTCGTGGCAGCGCAGGCCGCCGCGGTGGCCGGATTCGCAGCGCTCACCGAAGAGCTCGAGATCGGCGCCACGGTCTACCTGTCGCGCATCATCGACACGATCCACACGTCGAGCGCGGTGCGCAACGTCGTGCTCACGGCGCCGGGCGGCGACACGGCGCTGACGCCGCTCCAGGTCGCCACGTTCTCCCTCAACCTCACCTGGACGGCGGTCTGATGGCCTTCGAGCCGATCCTCTACCAAGACTGGGTGCTCCGCGATCGGCCGCGGTGGCTCACGGGCTTGCGCGACGGATGGGGCCAGCTCTGGCACCGCACGCAGGGGGCGGTCGCCGATGTGCTCGCGGCTGCGGTGCGCGAGGCGCTGCTAGCGGGCATGGTCACGCGCGCGCCGAGCGATGCCGTGCGCTACCACGCGGCGGAGCGCGACCTCGAGCAGTACGTCGGAGAGACCGAGGACGCGTGGCGCGAGCGCATCGCGGGCGCGTGGGATGAGTGGGACATGGCTGGCCGCGAGGACGGCATGCGCCGTAACCTGCTGCGCAGCGTGCAGGCACTGGAGCCAGGCTTCGCCACGATCGATGTCTACGAGCAGTGGGACTGGGGCTCCGTGTCCGGCACGCAGTCCTCGCGCATCTGGGTCATCCTCGGCGACGGCGTGGAGTCGCTCCCGTGGGAGCCGTTGACCCTCGGCAGCTTCACGCTCGGCGACGGCTCCACGCTCGGCAGCACCGCGACGCGGGCCGAGGTGGTGGAGTTCGTGCGCATCGTGCGCAAGTGGAAGAGCGCGCACAGCTACCCGGTGGCGGTGATCCTGGTCTTCCCGGGCCAGTCGCTGCCCGACCCGTACGACTACACGCTGACCGCCTGGCGCGTCGGCAAGCCCCTCGGCTGGGGCAATATCACGTTGGGCTCCATTACCCTCGGAGGGTACGAAATCCTATGAGCACCGAGCAGGGCGGAACGGCGACCTGGCATACCACGATCACCTGCCTCGAGGACGGCGAGACGGCGAACGAGGCCGCGCTCGTGACGGAGATGGTCGTTCCGATCATCGACCGCACGAAGTACCTCTACGAGGAGATCGGTGGCGCGGGCTCGCTGCTCATCCCGCAGGCATGGGCGCTGTTTACCACCGATGGCGTAGGCGGGGTCACCATCGTGGACGGCGCCAACGTGAACAGCGCCACAATCACCAGCAACACCGTCAGACTCACGCTCGCCAACACGATGGCGAGCACCGACTACGCCGGGATCGGCAACGACGCCGCAGGATCGAAGCTGGTCACATGCTTCCCCATCTCGACGACGGTTCTTGCGGTGCAGTCCGTGACACCGAGCACCGGAGTCCAGGAAAACCTGGCGACGGTCGCACGCACGATCCTCGCGGTTGTGTTCGGTCGGAGGGCGTGACGTGAGCACGTGGCTCGACTCCATCGTGTCCGACGCCTTCCAGGGCGCGCAACGGCTCAAGCCAGCGGTGCGGATCGCGCATGACGCGGGCAACATCACGCTCGCGGGAGAGCAGACGATCCAGTCGCTCGCGATCCAGGCTGGCGATCGCGTCGCCCTCTTCGGTCAGACCTCAGCTGCTGAGAACGGGATCTGGGTCTGCGCGGTCGGAGGCTGGGCGCGTGCGATGGACGCAGACGCGGTGGGAGACCTCGTGGCGGGGACGATCGTCTACGTCGCGGAGGGCGACAACGCCGGTGGGCTGCTGACTCTCCTGACGACAGGGACGATCTACCCGGGCGTCACGGCGCAGTCGTGGCAGGTCTACGCGCCGAGCGTGAGTTTCGGCGGCGCGGGGTCGATCTCGAGCATCGATGCGGGGGACAGCGCCAGCGCAGGCGTCGCAGGCACCGCTGCGCGCGTCGACCACCAGCACGCGGTGAACAGCGCCTCGGCGGCGACAGCGAGCACGCTCGTGTCGCGCGATGGCAGCGGCGGGGCAGCATTCGGCTGGCTCTCCGTGGGTGTGTCGGCGGCGGCTAGCGGCGACGTTCGCGTGCCGACCACGTTCGCATTGCGGAGCGGGGCTGGTGCCGATCTGCTGATCAGCACCGGCGCTGGCCTCGTGACTTTCGGCTCCGTCGCGCGGGACACGCACATCGAGGCGCTGGACCTGTCGCTGTACTCGGACTCCAGCGGCGTCACGATCACGAGCACCGCTGGCGGGGAGCTCGACGTCCAGATCCCAAGCGGGCCGCTCAATATCGACGCCGGGGGCGCGGTGGACATTGTGGGCGCTGCCGCGTCGCAGTATGGGACGACCATCGGAACGATGGTGCTCGCGACGAGCGACGACACGAGCTCGGCGACGATCAGCGCGGGTACTGCGGGCAACGCGGTCTCGGTCGCATGCTCGAGCAGCGGCGACTCGATCACGTGCACGATCAACAGCGTGGCGTCGCTCGCGCTGAGCACGACCGCGGCGACGCTCGGCGTGTCGTCGCTGACCTGGGGCGCGACGGTGAGTGCGCCCGTGATCCAGCAGGCCGCGCGGACGAGCGACAACACGCCGCGCGAGATCACGCTCGCGTCACAGGCTCCGTACTCGAGCGCCACCGGCAGCAACCGCAACGCGCCTGACGTCGTGCTGAGCGTCCCGAGCCCCGCGGCCGGCGGCACACAGGGCAAGGTCTCGATCGTGATCGGTGGGTCGCAGCGAGCTTGCGTTGAGCAGTACGACATTTGCGCGAACCAGAACAACTCAGGCAAGCCGGTGAGGGTGGGCGCGTACTACCCCGGCGGGTCACCTGGCACCGGATACTGGGCGATCTACGGAGGCGGGAACGCGACCTCGCCAAACAGCGGCAACTACGCGTTTCTCGGCGACGATATCGACACGTACCTCAACGCGGCGGGCTCTGCGGGCATCCTGTACCTGCTCCAGAACGGCGCCGAGGTCGTGCGGATCACCAAGGCCAGCGGGACGGCTGCCATCACGCTCAACTCGAGCGAGCTGAGCATCTCGAGCGTGTCGACGGCGGCGGCGCTCTCCGCGATCGCGTCGCAGTCTCTTGCGATCGCGATCGCTGCGCGCACGAGCGACGCGGCGCCGCAGTCGATCACGATCACGACCGGCGCAGCCTGGGCGAGCGCGACAGGCGCGAACCGCAAGCCCGGTGGGCTCACCATCGCGCTCGGCGCGCCGACGAACAGCGGCACGGACTACTCTGAGATGACAGTCACGCGCGGATCGGGGCTCTCCGAGATCCACGACTACGCGCAGGTCACGACGACGGACACGACCACCACCACGGTCTGGTCCTACACGATGAGCGACACGACGATCCTGCACCTTGAGGTTTTCGTGGAGGCGTCGCGCACAGACTCGGGCACCAACTGCGCGGCGTACCAGCTGCGAGGCGCATTCAAGCGCCGCGGTGGCGGTGCGACTGCGATCGGTGCGGCGACGTCCGAGGGCTACGAGGACGCGGCCGTCAGCGTGACGATGGACGCGAGCTCGAACGACGTCCGTGTCCGCGTCGGCGTCGCGCGAGGCTCGGAGACGTGGGTCTGGAAATGCTGGGTCCGCGTGCGGGAGGTGCCGACAGCATGATCGCTCCGAGCGGTGACACGACGGGCGCCACGGACCGTCCGGTTTTGCAGGCAGCGATCGATGCTGGGCTGTGCGAGCTCGAGGCCGGCTCCACGTACTACCTCGACGCGCCGCTGCAGATGCGGAGCGGCACCGTCGTGTGCTCGTCTGGTGCTGCTCGGTGGGTGCTGCGCCAGGGCAGCGCGTGGTCACTCACAGGCGAGACGCGAGCGAACGCGCTCATCCTCGCGGACGCATCCGACGCCGGCCCCACGACGACGCTCGTCACGACATCGCCGGTCGGCGAGGAGACGATCGCGGTGGCGAGCTCGGCAGGGTTCACGATCGGGGACTGCTGGCGCGTGGGCGAGACCATCCCGCCAGGAACTGGCGCGTACGGGATGAGCTGGGGTTCTGACGTGCAGACGCACGCCGTGGGAGTGATCGCAGCGATCGCCGGCACGACGTGGACGCACGGCCTCGAGCAGGCGCACCACCTCGGCGCGGGGATGACGCTCCGCAAGCTCGCCGGGGTCGTGCGCGAGGTCTCGATCACCGGCGGGCGGATCGACGCGTGGGACCCCACGCTGACGCTGCCTCGTGTCGCGTCTGCGATCGCGGCATCGTACGCGATCGACTGGACGCTAGACATCGAGGTGGCCGGGTTCTGCGGCTGGGCCATCGACACGATCGGATGCGCGGCATGGCGAGGGCGTATCGTCGACCTCGGAGCGAATAGCGGCGTGCGCCGTCGCTGGTGCGCAGCGGCATGGCGGGTCGAGGTCGTGACGGAGCTCCTCTACCGCGTGCGCAGCCATCCGCAGGCGAGCTACCCGCTCCCGAAGATCCACGACCGAGACGACGTGCGGGCATGCGTCGATGTCCTCGACATCGCGCACTGTGAGACCGCGGCGTGGCTCTGGGGTCACTACGGATGCACGACGACGCTGCGCGCGCGCGACGTCCACGGCGAGCGGATCCTCACGACCGGGTCTCCTCCGACCGGCGAGCAGATGGGCGGACAGCAGGGACTCGCGCTGAGCACAGGGGCGAACGCGATCACGCTTGCGGTGATGGGCCTCGACAACGACTGGCACGTCGATGTCTCGGACTGCCACTCGGGCGCCGCGTGGAAGTACGCGGTTGATCCCGACGAGCGGCCGCGGTGGGCCTCGGCGGTCTACTGGCACGACGACATCGGGAGCACGATGGCCGGTCGAATCGTGAACCGATCGGTCTTCGGGGACGGTCCTCCGTATGGGTCGGCGTCGCGGTACGCGCGCGTCGGCCTGCGCATCCATGACGTGCGAGGGCGAGCCGAGCTCAACGTGCAGGGCTACCCCACCGCAGTCGTGTCGGGCGGGACGTTCGCCGCGGTCGCTGGCAATCTCGTCGCAGACGGTCAGCCCGGGTCCGGGCTCGGGTACGGGTACGCCGCGTGTGTGTCGATCGCGGTCGAGCCTCCGATCTGGGACAGCGTCGAGATCCGAAACCACACGGTCCCGATGGCGGATGATCCAGGCCAGTCTGCTCTGGCCATCCCAGCATACGCGCGGCCGTTCGCTCGGCGCATGCTCTGGAACGGCGTGGAGATCGGTCCGGTGCACTGGGTACGGATCCCCGATGGCACGTACGGGACCGTGGGACGAGGCTATGCGTTCGACGCGACGGCACCAGCGGGGACACGTCGAGTCGTCGGGACCTCCCCCACGAAACTCCCTGGCGTCGTGCTGCTCACGCAAGCGAGCTACGATCCGCGGCAGTGCCTCTGCACGCTCGCGCCCGGTGGCGTCGGTACCATCACGAGCGGGGGTGCGATCGCCGTGGGCGATCGGCTCGAGCTCAACTCCGCGGGCAAGGCGGTGCCCGTGACGAACGGCCGCGTGATCGGCGTGGCGCAGTCACGCGCGACGGCGGCGGATCAGTCAGTCACCTACGGAGGAGCATGAGCGCCGAGCACGACGACGAGGCCGCGGAGCTCGAGCGCAGCGGGGTCAGCACGCACCAGCTGCTGTGCCGAGCGATCCCCCGCTTCGAATACCTGCTGCGTCGCATGGACGTGGTCGAGGACCGGCTAGCGTCGCTGACGCAGGCCGACCTCGAGATGGCCGAGACGGTGGGGCGGCTCGGCGCTGACGTCGGGCGCCTGATCGAGCTCGTGGGAGACCCGCCAGACCCCGCGCGCAAGCGCCCCGGGTCTGGTCTCTATGGTCTCGTCGCCACGCTCTGGAGCGAGCGCCGAGGCGCCGCCGTGGGCGCTGTGCTAGGTGGATCGGGAGCGGTCGGGCTGGTCGAGCTCGCGAAGCTGATCGTGGAGGTGCTGCGATGATGTCGTGGATCCTGTCACTACCTGACTCGGCGCTGGTCGCGCTCTGCGTGGCGCTGCTCGTGCTCGCGTCGCTGGCGCTGCGCCAGGTCGAGCTCGCGCTGCTCGCCCGCGGGTACATCCGTCCCGCTGCTGCGCTCGCGGCGGTGCGCGGGCTCATCGTCGACGCTCCGAGCGTCGCGGCCAGGCTCGTCGCAGCGCTCCGTGCGCAGGAGGCGCGCGCGACGATCCCCCCGCAGGACCCCCCCAGTCCGCCGAGGCTGCCTCCAGGGCCCGGGATCATGCTCCTACTGCTCGCACTAGCCTCGGGCTGCGCGGGGCCGCTGGACGGGGCAAAGCGCGCGGCCAACGCGGCTCGCGACGTCGCACCTGGACTTGCTGCCGTGATCGATGAGTCGTGCACGGCGGAGTACACGCGTGCGAGCAGCGCGGCCCGCGTGGCCGAGCTCGACCGCGTGTGCCTCCCGCTCCGCGCGAGCTACCGCGCCCTGCGCGCTGCGCATCTCGCCGCGGTGGCAGCCATCCTCTCCGCCGAGGCCGGGCGCGTCGACGTGCTGCGCGCCATCGAGGCGGGCGCCGCGGTGCTCGCGGCCATCGAGGCAGCGCAGGCTGCGGCAAAGGCGGTGCAGTGATGTTCGGCGCGGGGACTGCGGCAGAGGTCGGCGCGGCGATCGCGAGCCGAGGGCTCGAGGCTGTCGTGGATGCGATCTGCGCGCTCGTGGATCGTCGCGTGGTGGTGCTCGAGACCGAGCCGATCAGCGATGACCCGGTCCGACGGATGGACGCTGCGCGCGACGCAGCGCAGGGGCGGCTGCGCTTCGTCGACGACTCCGTCCCGCCTCCACCCGACACGGAGCGCAAGCCGTGACGACGACGCTTCGAGGCTCGGACGTGGAGCCGTCGCACCGTCTCGCGGAACTCCTGCGCGGGGCTAGCGTCGTGCGCATCGAGGCGCGCGTGAGCGAGACGCATACGCGCACGACGACCGTCCCAGCGGAGCTCATGCGGCGCATCCTCGAGGCGGCGCTGCAGGAGACGGTGGAGCGATGAGCCGCACCATCGTCGTCTACCTCGTGCACGCGGATCCCGTGGTACGCGCGAGCTACGCGGCGGCGCTCGACCGCGCCCTGACGCCCGCTGGCGTGCTCTGGGATCTGGTGATACCTCCGGTCGCGGGAGGCTTCTCGTCGGCGTACGTCCAGCGCGCGGCGACGCTGCGCAGCCTCGGCGGCGGCTCGGTGCTGACGGGACTGCTCCAGGCGCACCCGCCCCCGCGCGAGCGCGACGCGCTCGTGCTGGCCACCTTCTCGGCGGGGTACGCGCTCGCCCGCGCCATCCTCTCCGACGCCCGCGACGCTGCGCGCGTCGACGGGTACGCGGCGATCGACTCGGTGCACGGCGGGCTCGACGCGCAGAAGCGCGCCACGGGGCTCGACTGGCTCACCGCCTACGCCGCGCGCGCGTCGCGCGACGAGGTGTCCTGCTGGCTCGGGCACACCGACGTGCCGACCCCGCAGACCGGCGCGAACGCATTCGCGAGCACGACGCAGGTCGCGCAGGCTGCGCGCCTCGAGGTGCCCACGGGCGGCGCCTGGCACGTGCAGGACTTCGACTTGGAGCGCGACCCTCGCCGCGAGCACATGCGCGCGCTCACGACCTGGGGCCCCGAGTGGGTGGCCGGCTGCGCGCTCGAGGTGGCCGAGCGCCGCGGCTGGGTGCTGCGCGACGCCGACGGCCTCATCGTGCCCGCTCCGGCGCCCGCGCTCGACGTGGAGCCCCTCGGCGTGCGCGCGCTGCGCCTCGCCGTCGCCGAACTCGACGCTGGCATCGCCGAGGTGCCCCCGGGCAGCAACAGCGGGCCGCGGGTGCGCGAGTACCTTGCGGGCTGCGAGCGCGACGGGCGCCAGGTCGGCCTCACCGCGGGGGACTGGTGCGCCGCCGCGGCCTCCTGGTGCGCGTTCCGCGCTCAGCGCGGGGCAGAGCAGGTGCCGCACCGCTGGCGCATCTCGGTGCGCGAGCTGTGGGCCGACGCGGTGGCGGTGGGCGCCGCGGTGAGGGCCGGCCCCGGCGTGCTCCCCGAGCCGGGGGACCTCGCGATCCTCGCGCGCGGCGGCGGCGACCCGACCCGCGGCGGCATCGGTCACGTGGCCCGTGTCGAGCTCGTCAGCGGCGACGAGTACGTCACCGTCGACGGCAACAGCGGGGTGAGCTGGAAGCGCAACCGCCGGCGCCTCAACGACCCCGCGCTGCGCGGATGGATCCGCTACCCGCGCGCGCTCGCGTGCACAACCGAGGGCCTGCGCGAGGCGGCGGCGCTGCGCGCGTGCGCGCGCGACACCATGGAGGCGTGATGGAGTACCCCGTCGGCACCGTGAGCCCCTACGCGGTCGCGATCGTCGTCACGACCTCCCCCGACGTCGTGGGGACCGACGTGGTCAGCGCGCGCATGGAGGTGCGGCGCCCCGACGGCACCACGGTCGACTGGTCGCCGGTGACCGTGAGCGGCGGCACCGCGACCACCGTGCAGGTGAACCACACGCTGCAATCGGGCGACCTCGAGCAGGCCGGCGCGTATCTGATCCTGTGCTGGCTCGACGATGGCTCGACCGAGTACCGCACCGCCTACCCCGTGACACTCACAGCCCGCGCGAAGTGGGCGAGGAGCTAGACCATGTCCCTTCGAATCGCCGTCGCACGCCGCAACGAGGCGCTGGACGCCATCCGCGACAACGCCAACAGCGGGATCCTCCGCATCTACACCGGCGCGCGCCCGGCGACGCCGGAGACCGCCGCGAGCGGCACGCTCCTCGCCGAGCTCACGCTCAACGCGACCGCCTTCGGCGCCGCGGCGAGCGGCGTGCTGACCGCCAACTCGATCACGCGCGACAGCAGCGCGAACGCTGGCGGCACCGCGGGCTGGTTCAGGATCTGGGAGAGCGACGGCACCACGCCGTGGGCCGACGGCGAGTGCGGCGCGACCGGCTCGGGCAAGGAGCTCGAGCTCGTCACCACCACGATCACCGCGAGCCAGCCGGTGGAGATCTCATCGCTCACGGTCAGCTGGCCGAACGTGTAAGCGGCTATGGCCATCACGACCGAAGACGGGCTGATCGCTGCACTCGCAGCCGGCGAGCGCTTCTCGTGGCACAAGCAGTCGGCGACCGCCGAAGGCGCGGGCACGTGGCACTCGCTATGGAAGATCGCGGGCTACCCCGCTGCGGGCGCGAGCCCGCCCGCGTTCACCGCCGGCAGCGGCTACACGCCGACGAGGACGACCCTCGGCGCGTTCCCATTCAGCAATCCGACGAACAACGCGTACCTCGGCAAGCTCGGATTGACCGGGACCGTGGTCGGCTCGCTCATCGTGTACGATCGCCTCTGGGCGTGCTCGGGCTTCGTGACCAACTCGGTCAGCACGCAGACGGTCACGACGCCGGGGAACCTGCCGAGCGGGCGCGACCCGCTCAGCGGCGACGACGTGGAGCCGTGGCTCGAGGTCTACAGCGCGCCCGGTGCGACCGGTGCGACGTGGACGCTTGCGGGCACCGACTCGGGCGGCAACAGCGTGAACTGGACGTACACGCACCCGGCCAACGCCGAGTCGGTCGGCCAGATGATGCCCTTCACGGGAGGCACCGCGACGGAGCGCGGGATCCGGCAGGTCACGAGCCTGACGTGCTCCATCTCCAGCGGCACCGCGGGCGACGTCGGCGTTACGCTGCTCCGCAGGCTGGCCGAGATCCCCATCACGACGGCGAACCTCTCCGCCGTCTTCGACGCCTTCGCGCTGGGGCTGCCGGAGGTCTACGACGACGCGTGCCTCGCGCTCATGGTCCAGTGCTCGACGACGAGCACGGGGCTCATGCTCGGGCAGCTCGCGCTCGCGAAGGATTGAGGCGTGCGCTTCCGCGTCCCGATCGGTGGAGGCGGCGCGCTCGGGCTCAACGGGCTTCGGCTCGTCCGCAAGCGCTCGTAC